AATTGAAAACACCATTTAAGATAACGCTAACAAAAAGATAATATCAATGAATAAATTTCTAAAAGCAATCGGCTGGACAATACTAGCTTTTGCAATAATCGTTTGCATTTACAATATATGGTTACAACTAATGGGAAATTAATAACTTTACAAACTAACAATTATGAAAAAGACAATTACAATAGCAGTAATAGCTTTAGTATCTTTACAATCCTGCTCTAAAAAGGATAAGTGCTATGTATGCACAATAAAAAACACATCAGCAAAATTTGGAGTGACAGAAACAAAGGACAACGAGTGCGGCACAAAGGACGAAATGACCGCCTACAAAGAAAAAAACACGGTTGCCCCCTTCGCTGTAGTAGACAGTAATGGCGATGTAAAATACAATTCAAGAACAGTTAGTTGCGATTAATGCCAACAGTAGAATACCAAATATCTAATACAACAATTCAGGAAAGTATTTTAACTGTCCTAGCATTCCTATGTAAAGACTGGAACAGCCGAAAGAATGAATTTGATTCAGGCAAAGCTTATCTATTCAATCTGACATTCGGTTTTAGAACAGAAACAAAGCAAATAGAGCAGCGATACAATGCAATAGAATCAGACTTTTCAATCCTTACCCAAAGCATTGAATTAATACCTGAAAACCTAAAGGAATACACCTTTATTCTTTGCTGCTACCTATTAGAAACAAGAGGACAAATACAGGACGAAGAAAGGTTAGATTACATCAGAAAGCAATTTGCATATTCACCCGATGAAGGTAGAAGGCTTTATCGGTTCGCAAAAGCACAATTAGAATTCAATAAACTAATGGCAACCTTCAGCGAATAGCAATATCCTATCCACAACAGCAACACAACAAACACAGCAAAAGCAGCCTGTCTTAACCGATGGGCTTTTTTGTGTGCCTACTTTTGGGGTGCATCAAAGATGAAATGTAATGCCATTTGAGGAAGGGAACGAATTTTGGAAGCTACGCCCAACAGACGGGCGCAAACCCATATATGAAACACCCGAAGCATTAGAAGCTGACTGTTACGAATATTTACAGCACACAGCATCAAGAGAAGGATGGAATAAACAGCATTGGGTAGGGAAAGACGGAGACGAAGTAACTATCAATGTCCCTGTTCCATTCACCAAATCAGGGCTATTTGTGTTCTTAGGTATCAGTCCCAACACTTGGGAGAACTATAAGAAACATGATGATTTTTTGAGTATCATTACGCATATAGAGCAAATAATATTCACACAGAAGATGGAAGGCGCAATAACAGGGCATTTTAACGCTAATATCATTTCAAGAGACTTGGGGCTTGTTGATAAGCAGGGAGTGTCCGTAAATTCAGAACAACCATTATTCCCTGATGTTTAAGCGCACCACAGCGATAAACAAGATACTTGCCCTAAAGAAAAGAATTAAAGGCATACAGGGCGGCACGTCAGCAGGTAAAACCTACGGAGTGCTGCCCATTCTTATTGATATAGCCTGTAAGACTCCAATGCAGGAAATTTCTGTAGTTGCAGAATCTATACCCCATCTTAAACGGGGTGCAATGAAGGATTTTAAAAAGATAATGATTGAAACAGGGCGGTGGATAGATGCTCATTGGAATAGTACTGATAGTAAATACACATTCTCGAACAGGTCTTACATAGAATTCTTTAGTGCTGATGATGATGCAAAGCTAAGGGGTGCGAGGCGTGACTACCTGTATATGAATGAGTGCAACAATATGGTCTTTGAGGCATATATGGAGCTTTCAGTACGGACAAAACGTGACATTTATCTTGACTGGAATCCGACACTATCATTTTGGTTTCACGAAAATTTAAAGGATGATGCAAATGTTGACTTCCTTACCATCAATTATACAGATAATGAGGCTTGCCCTGAAGCAGCAATAGAGTTTATCCTGAATGCAAAAGCTAAGGCATTTCATACCCCCGATATTGAAGACATAGATAGGCTATTCGACCCATCAAACCAAAGGTCTGCCTACTGGTCTAACTGGTATAAGGTTTATGGATTAGGGATGCTGGGTAATATCGAAGGGGTAATCTTTCCTGATTGGATATGCATACCCGATAATGACTTCCCTGATGTTGATTATGTGGGCGGTCTTGACTTTGGATTTACTAATGACCCAACGGCAGGGGTAAAAGTTGCCCGAATTGGGGAATCGATATTTGTAAAAGAACTGTGCTACACTCCAGGTCTTGCCCCTGTGCAAATGAGGGAGTTGTTTAAGTCTTGTGGGTTTACTTATGATGAGCCTGTTTATTGCGACCATGTGCCGGAAAACATCGCAGAATTACAACAGTTAGGAGTTTACGCAGTAGCGGCAAGAAAAGGGCAAGGGAGCATCAATGCAGGGATAATGAGGCTAAAGCAATTCAAAGTGTACTATACTGAATCATCGTTAAACCTAAGAAAAGAACTTAGGAATTATATGTGGGATAAAGATAAGGACACAGGCAAGGCTTTAAACAAACCCATTGACGCATTTAATCACTTAATAGACGCTACCCGTTACGCTGTTTACACTCATTGGGGGGTGCATTAATTGTCTGATGTTGGGTTGGAGGTAATTACCGAATAACATTTTATAATTCCAAGACCACAATCATCTGCCCCTACAGATTCTTTAATTAAGCCATTAAGTAGCTTTTGTAAAAATTGCAGATGAATAAGCGGCATGCCTCGCAGTTCTATAAACGCTTTTCTGCATTCTTTAAGCTTATGTATGTCATTCCTTGAGGCTTCAAGTTTACTATAAAGCTCAATAAAAGGTAGCTCCCAAGACTTTGTCATAGTTTGTCGGTGTCTTTGAAATCTATAAACATAAGACCCATATAAAATCTTGCAACACCTTTATATTTTGTCCCGTCAAGAGTAAATAACACTGGCGCACCATCGGTTAAGTTCTCGGCTGACTTTGGGATTGATGATGATATGGTTGCAGATACATTTTCAGCAACAAACCTAAATGCGCTGCCTTCGTAAAGATTGAATGGTTCTGTTATCTCTGTCATAGCTGTACGTTTAGTTAAAATGCCATTGAACGTTTGAGGTATTAGCTTTAAATCCTTTTATTGCACCTTTGCCGTCTGATTGCCCGATTAAGTTGTTGTTACTATCAACGTGGAACATCTGCGCTCCATTCCTAACCATATCCATTATTGAAGCAAATGGGTTATAATCTCCGAATGGGGATAGCAATTCAACATCTTTGCGCAATGGTTTCTTTTTAGCAAAAAAGTAGCGATAAGAGCGTTTAGATTTAAACATTAATCGCTTCTCCGTTCTAATTGGAATAGCAAGGATGTACTTGACTTTTGAGCCTTCGTGCGAACATTCCATAATTATACAGCTAATTTTTCTTCATTTTCTTTAAGTTCTGACAGTAGAGCAATAAGCCCATCAGTTAAACTATAATCACGTCTAGGGTTGTTCAATTCCTTTTGAAGTTTCGCTGCCCGTATTTTCTGATATGCCCACATTGGCACACGAAGCAATCGCATTTCAACAGTTGTTTTTTCTTCAGGTGTTAAGTTGTTATCTGACATAATTAAGAGGTTTTAGCAAAAATAAAACAATTAAAACACATTCCTACATAAATGTGCTTTGCAACACACCGAAACACACTACCCACAAGCGTTTCAGCTGCAATTTACGTTTTGCTATTTGCATCAATCTACTTTTGTTAGTACAATAATATGCACGCTAAACTTTCCGAAAATATAGAGCCAGTACACGGGTCTTTAAAGACAATCGTAAGGCGTGCTTGGCTACCAAAAAGAGTTAACAATATTCGCATTTGGTTTGAGCAGTACGAAGAATTGTATGTGTATGAGGAAAGGGTAATTGAATCAAACATTAAAGTCGAAAACAAGACAGTATCATTCACAGTCGGTCAATGGGTAAAAGTTTCAGAAAAACTAATTAAATGGGTAATTGGGACGAATGGGTAAACAATAGCCCTAATTGTACGCTGGCAGATACATTTTATCCTTTGTCGGGTTTTGGGCAAGGGCATTTTCTTGACGACTACAATGACTATTCAGGCGTTCACTCATTCCTTACGCTAAACTTCTCAAAACAGCTCTTTGAAGCAGTAACGCTTTGCAGCCCTTTGGCTTCTATTATTAGCAAGCTGGCAGATGCATACGCAAACGGCAAGCAAGAAGTTCTTAACCGTAGTACTCAAAACTATGTACGCGGCAAATACAAGGAATGGGAGCGTCTTATGGATAAGCCCAATCCTTTGCAGACCAAAACGCAATACAGGAAACAACTATACTCATTCGCAAAGATTAACGGCTGGTGTTATGTAATGCCTGAATATATCGCGGGGTTTGATGTGCCAGCAGCTTTATGGATTTTACCACCTTACTTGATTGAAGTTGAAACAGTAAGTATTCCTGCAAGTTTCCCAATTCGCGACCCTAAGCAGTACCGAAAATTATATTTTGTATGGAATGGAGTAAGGCAGCCATTAGATGAATCAAAACTAATCCTGTTTACCGATACTCAAACCGATATTGATGAGCGCACAATGTTACCCGTTAGCCGATTGGTAAGTATTAAAAAGCCAATCAGCAACATTATAGCTGGGATGGACGCGCGGAATAACTTAATTGTAAGACGTGGGGCATTAGGTTTCATTTCAAGCGATGGGCAGGATTCAATGGGCGCAAGGTTACCAATGCAGCCAAACCAACGAAAAGAAATTGATTCAGAGTTTCAGAAGTCTTACGGTATTACAGGCAAGCGTTCATTAGTGGCAATAGTTTCAGCAGCGGTTAAATGGCAGCAAACCGCAATGAATACAAAAGACCTGATGCTGTTTGAAGAACACGAAAGTAGCACATTAGATATAGCGGACAGGCTAAATTATCCACCTTACTTGCTGGGTGCTAAAGATGGCACATTTAGCAACGTAGGCGAAGCAGAAAAATCACTATATCAAAATACAATAATGCCTGATGCAGTAGGGCTGGATGAAACGCTAAACGAAGGGCTTAAAACCCCTCAATATAATATCGAAGTAAGAACAGACTATAGCCATATTGAAGCATTACAACAGTCAGAAGTAGAAGCAGCAGAGGCAAGAGGCAAAAAGAACGCCGCTTGTTCAATTGAATGGGAAAAAGGACTGATTTCAATTAACCAATGGAAAGAGTATTTGGGTGACGACATTATCGGAGAAAAAGAAGAAAATCTTGTCAATCCAACCAACCCATACAATATGAGAAAGCCTCAATATGACAAATGGCTTATTGATGAAGGCTTCGCAATGGATACAATAAACCCACAACCTAAAATTATTGGCAATGGAAATGCTGCTTAAATCGTATAGTTCAACTATACAAGACATTGACGAGAAAGGAGTGATTGTTAAGGCGGTAAACGCTTTTGGCAATAAGGATGCTGTAGGGGACATTTCCCTTAAAGGGTCTTACACTAAAACCTTATCAGAAGGTTTTGGGCGCGTTCGTTGGTTTCTAAATCATAAAAGAGACCAATTACTAGGCGTGCCAATTGAAGGACATCAAACCGAATCGCATTTGGTGATGAAGTCAAAGATTAACCTTAATAAACAGATTGGACGCGATACTTATGAAGATTACAAAATATATGCTGAACAAGGCAAATCTCTGGAGCATTCAGTAGGCGTTATTGCGGTAAAAGGAAAGTATGAAATAAAGGGAGATACGCGGCTTGTAAGCGAGTGGCGACTGATGGAGTATAGCACCCTTACAGATTGGGGCGCGAATCCTAATACCCCGACATTATCAATTAAAAGTGAATTTGGAGAAGGCGTTGATGAAACAATCGCATTCTTAGAAATATGCCTGAAGAAAGCTAATTACAGCGATATCAAAGGCAAGCAAGTTGAATCTCAAATAGCAGCATTAAAAGCACTCATCGCAGAGCCGTCAATCGACACTCTAATTCCAGAGCCGCCAGCAGCGATAGATTATAAATCAATTATTCAATCATTTAAAATCTCCTAAAAATGGAATTAGAAATCAAAGCCGCGGTTGAAAAACTAGCCTTAGAAACACAAACGGCAGTTGACGCGAAAATCGCTAAAGCAAATGAAGGACTGGTTACAAAATCAGACTTCGAAACTAAACTTGAAGAAAAAGACGCAAAGATTGCCCAATTGACCACATCAGTAAAAGATATGGGTTTGGAAATGAAAGCGGCAATCGAATCAAACACACAGCATAACGCTGCCCCTGAATCATTCTTGGGTATGATTACCAAAGCTCTTGAAACACACAAAGAGCAATTAGGTGAAGTTTCAGGGAAGAACAGCGCAAAAGCTAAAGAAGGTATCGTATTGGAACTTAAAGCAAGCAACAGTACAATCACTACCGCTTACGCATCGAGCGCGCCAAATGCTTACCTGCCTGTACCAAACTACATCCCTGGCGTTTACACAAGCCCTGAAATCGCAGTAACGATTATGGACTTGGTGAATATGGGTAATTCTGATTCTCCTGTTATTACTTGGGTTAACGAACAGCCGATTGAAGGTGATGCAGGATGGACAGCAGAAGGCGCATTGAAATCACAGGTAGCTTGGAAATACACCAGCGAAACATCTACAGCTAAGAAAGTAACCGCTTTCGTAAAAGTAACTGATGAATCGTTGAAAGACATTCCATTCCTTGCCAATCGTATTAATGTACGTCTTCGCGAATTGATTTTGCGCAAAATGCAGGATGGCATCATCAATGGTGATGGTACAGGTAACGCTCCATTGGGTATCGTGCCACAAGCACCAGCATATACTACCAACTCTTTTGATGATAGTGTTGCAACACCAACAACTGCTGATGCTCTTATGGCAATGGCTGGGCAAATTGACGAATTGGAGTATGACACTTCAAGTCTTATCGCAGTAATGAACGGTGTTGATATCCGTAAAATGAAATGGGAAAAAGACGCGAACGGAAACTACATCATCCCTCCATTCACCACCGCAAACGGCACTTATGTTGACAATATGCGCGTTGTGAAAAACAACAAAATCACTAAGGGTTACGCTCTTGTAGGTGACTTGAAAAAGTTTATGGTTTTGATGGTGGATAGCCTGACTATTGAAATCGGTCTTGATGGTAACGACTTCACTTATAACCTGCGTACAATTCGCGGCGAAGCACGTTTGATTACCGCAATATCTGATAACGACTTGGGCAGCTTCGTTTATGACGCTCTTGCTACCGTTAAAGCTGAAATCGACAGTTCAATTTAATTACTAACAACACAAAATAAAAAACAATGGTATCAAAAGCAGAAGCCAAAGGTGGCGCGACAAACGTAAACGATGGGGATACGAACCCTAACGGGCTGGTAAAGTTCGTTGATTTCAAAGCTCCGCGCGTTACGGTTTACACAACAGACAAGGTAATCAAGCATTACCCTGTAGCTGGCACACCTGTAGCCTTACAACCTGACAAGGCGGCAAAATGGATAGAAAAGGGCTACGCAACAGCGGAAGCTCAAACAGAAACCTCAAAAACTAAAGCGAAATAATGAAAAAGTTTCTTACTCTGATGCTCTTTGCAGTATCAATGGCAATTGGGGCGAATGCTCAAAGCCGAGATTACAATGGCAAGCTAACAGGGACAGCACCTGATACGGTTGCAGGCGGCGCGGCAGATACAGTAGTATTAGCTGTTAAAGGCTCAAAGTCTGCGGTTACATTTCAACACATTGTAACTAAGATTTCAGGCACTTTGGCAGGCACAATCAAAGTATTCGGCTCAATAGACGGAGGCGTTACTTATGGTACTACTGTGCTAAATACCTACACCTTAACTGATGCAAGTTCTGTAGGGCAATATAGCGTTGATTACAACGGATACACCCATTACAAGGTAATTATCGCACCTACAGGGACGAATTCAGCATCTTATCACATCTGGGCTTTATACCGCGAATAATGGCAAACCTAATCGACAACACATACTTTAACGGGCGTATCAACTTAGCACAGCTAGGGGACACGACAGTTGGCAGCATTGTTACAGGCTACATTACCCGCTATGAGAATACCTTTTTAACAAAGGCTCTTGGGTATTCGTTTATGACATTGATGTTAGCCAACAAAACCGATGAAAGGTTTGAGGCGTTGATTTCGGGCGCAGAGTACACTATTAATAATGTTGTTAGTAAATGGGAGGGCTTCACCAATACTGGTAAGGTTTCTCCTATTGCTAACTATGTGTACTATCAGTACTTAGCGGACAGCGCAGAAAGAAATGGAGGGGTTGGAACTGTTCAGAATAAAACAGTAAATGCTACTCCCGTTTCTCCCATCAATAAAATGGTTATCGCTTGGGATGATATGAGGGAACAGTTAAAGCATTTGTTTGGCTACTTATATGCCAATCAGGATTTATACCCTGAATTCGACATTAAGCAGACTGACAAATTCGAACCGCAAAACATTTATTTCTAATGACACCTCCAAAACCGATAGTTGATGTTTTTGCTGAAATAGTGGCAGATGTTGAGAGTGAATTATTATCCACGCTACAAGCATTTCAGCCTAAAATAAGAGCAATAAACTATCAGCACGGACACCCAAGAGAGATAATTGAAACGCTGGTTCAATATGACGAACACCCTGAAAAGAGATTTGAAAAGTACCCTTTAGTAATGCTTATTCAGGATTTTCCTGAAACAATGGGCAAATCAGGGGGCTATTATTCAGAAGTAAGTTTAAGGCTAGTCATAGCGCACACAACGAAACCCGATTACAAAGCTGACCAACGATACACCAACACGTTTAATCCTATCCTTTATAAGATATACGGCGAACTAATTACCCAACTTACAGAGAGCAGATACTTTGTTATTCCCGATGAAACATTAATCGAGCATACAAAAAAGGACAGACTCTATTGGGGGCGTGAATCATTGAACGGAGATTCTTCAAGCGAAACCTGCGATTATGTAGATGCTATTGAGATTACCAATTTAAAACTAACAGTGGACTTGGACACATGTACACTATACTTTAATCCATAAAAAAATTAATAAAATGAATTTAGCCGGACTAATCCCCTGCATAGGGGCAAAAAGTAATACAGGTGTCGGCACTTGTAATTACAAGGATAAGGAGATAAAATACGCAATTCTTATCCCTGCTGGTGAAACAATCACCGTAGCAAATGCGCTAAACTTTAAGCCTTATTTGGAGGGGAAACTTGTTAACAATGATGCATCTGCAAGATGGCGAGCAATCGGACGTTTTCAAGGCTTTACCGAAGCAGGTCGTGAAGAACAAACAGAAGTATTGGATTCAGGAAGAAAAGAGTTTACATCTGACCCTACCGAATCAACCGTTTACACATTAGTAGGCAGCTCTTGCACAGGTCGCAACTTGTTAGACCTTGACCATCAGGAAATGCTTTTCGATGTGATATATGTAGATAAAGACGGATGGATTCTATGTCAGCAAGCACCAAACGCAACTACAGGCTTAATGGAGCTTGGCGGTTATCCTTTGGACTGGTTGAGCGTTAAAATGCCAACTAAAGCGAGCAGCACAGCGGTTACTAAATATATGATTGAATTCGGTCACGAAGACCCGAAAGCATTGTATAAAAACCGTATCACTATTGATGCTACAAACTTCAGGCTGCCTGTTATGTTCAAAACATTGGCTGTTCAAAATGTTACCCTTACAGAAACTACTGTTTCTGCGGTTGCTGGTACACACAAATTCTCAGCAGTTGCGGCTTGTGGTGGCAATAACTTGGGCGTAACGTATGCAGCAAAATTGAACGCAACGGCAAGATGGTTGCTGAAAGATGCAGCTGGAGCGACTAAAACGGTCACATCATTTACAATTGCAGGGGACGGGGAAACTACAATAGTTATTCCAACTCCTGGCACTACAGGAACGAAATACTACCTGTATAATACATCTGTTACCGATTGGGCAACTGAAGGGATGAAGTATTACGAAGTAGCTAATCCGCTTGTTCTTACAATTATCTAATGAGAGAGGCAACGATATGGGGGACGGGATTCAATTTGGATGCCGTCCTCTCCTACGGGAGTTTAGAAAATTTCCTTTCTGAATGTATGCAGAATCATTATCAAAACTATAATGAGACACAAAGAAAGAAGTTTCTAACAAGGGCTTGGGATGAAGCGGCAGCAGTTGTAGAGCCTGAAGAACCAAAAGAAGAAAGCCCCGTAGTAGTAAAGAAAGTAGCAGTTAAAAAGTCAGCTAAAAAGTAAAATGAAAGCAGCTATAGTATTACGAGAAGTATTGCAGCATCGGTATGACAGAGCGATGGTAGATGCCACAAAAGCGGTTCACAGGTTGAACAAAGCGAATAGTTTGTTAGCCGATGCTGCTAATGCTTTAAACGAATACGATTCTAAAATGGCAGAATATGGGAAAGGTAAGCGCACTAATGATACTGGCAAGAATTCAAGCCCTGAACATCCCGAAGGAAGTTGAAGCGGCATTTAATCACGAAGCATACTACGCAGAAGATTTAAACCGTGAGCAATTAATGTCGGGGCAAGGTGGGGATAGAATGATGCCCGATTATTCGCCTGTATCGGTTAAAAAGTACGGGAAGCCAGCGGGACCTATCAGGCTATATGATACAGGTTCTTTTCAGTCAGGCATTGAATACAAGTTTGATAAAGACAGTATAAAAGCTCTAAGCACAGATAAGAAGTCTGAATTTTTAGAAGATATGTACGATTACTACAAGCCATTGAAACTAACACCCGAAAGCAAAAAGGATTTGGCAGGACAGGTTCAGCCCGTACTAGCTGATAATATAGGATTAAAAACAGGAATGAAACGCAAATGAAAACTTATTGCAGGGAATGCGTAAAGAATGACCAACAAAGAGAGGCAATAGAAGCAGTAAGAAAAGAAGCGATTGAATATGCCAAGGCCAACAATATTGAAGTAGTAATCATCCTTAGAAACGATACAGAAGTATTCTTTGTATTGGATGGTGACGAAAGAATAAAAACACACACAAAAGTAGATACACTCATTTTCTAATGTCAAAGCTTCTAGAATTACATCAAATCAACTTTGGAAAGTTTCAGGACTTTTTGCTAAAAGGCGATTTGTCTGTTATCGGAGAAGGAACAGAAGAAGAACTGAACGCACACGCAATCGAATTGCACAGGCAATATTCAGAGGCTATCGGTTCAGATGAAGATGTAGCACGAACAATGTTAACTGCCCAAATAGCAGCCTTAGAATTTAAGCTTGATTTTGTGCAAAAGATAATCGAGCTGCTTAAAATAAAATACGATGAAAGGTTAATTGAAATATTGATTGATGAAGATTTCGCTATTGACTTTTCACCTGAAACATTGATTGAAAACTTAGAAGAAGTTATATCACAATGTCAGCAGGACGTATTTCAAAAGAAAGACTTAGAGCAGCAGATTGAGAAAATGAACGAAGGCGGCAGCCCTGTTACTTACGAATATTTCGCAGATGTGCTGGTAGCCATTTCAATAATGGTAAAAGCCAACATCACAGGCGACAACATAAACACTTTGATGTATTGCCGTTACCACAAACAATTATACACTAAACTAGATAAACCCGAACAAGAAGAAGATGGCGGATGATAGGCTCAATAGTATTGCGGATGTCCCTGAAATTCAAGGGGAAATCAAGCAAATTGAAACGGCGGTAACTGACCTTATTTCTTTTATTAAAACCAAAAGAGATGAGCTTAAAGGTGCTGAATTTACGCTATTCGATACATCATCATCAAAGGAATCAACAACAGCCATTAAACAAGGTAAAAAAGTAGTTGATGAACTAACTATTTCATTAAAGGAATACGAAAAGCTTACCAATAGATTAGCGGTTACAGAAGGAAAACTAGCAGCTGTCCAAAGCGATGCTGCTAAGAAATTGGCGGCAAAAAATGTAGAGCTGGCAGCGGCAAATAAGGAATTAAAGCAAGCGGCAATAGCAGAACAACAAACGCTTACTGCAACACAAAAAATGACTGCCGCAGTAGCCGCAGCATCTGTACAGTATAAAGAGCTTGCTTACACCAAAGGGCTTGACGCAAAAGCTACACAAGACGCACTAAAAAGATATAATGAGCTACAAGGGCAGGTAGTAAAGGTTAATACTGCGATGGGTAACTATCGGGACAATGTCGGTAATTATTCAAGTGCTACCAATGCGCTAGGTTTTTCAGTTCGTAACATTTCAAGTGAGCTTCCCAACTTAGGTATTTCAATCAGAACGTTTGCTCAATCCCTGTCAAATAACATTACTCCGCTGGTAGATAATTTCAAAGCTATTAATCGGGAGAATAAAGATTTAGCGGCAGCTGGCAAGCCGACCACATCAGCATTGAAACAATTAGGAAGCGCATTTTTAAGCTTGAATACTTTGGTGAGCGTTGGCGTTGTTGTTGGGCTTAAAATGGTAGAGTACTTCTCTAAACAAGATAAGGCTGCGGAATCTGCGGAGAAGTCTATTAAAAAATATACCGATGCCCTGAATACGGCAGACGAAACAGAACGGAGCGCAGCACAGCAGCAAATAGCACGTTTAAATATACTTACCTCATTGGCTAAGGATAACGAGCAATCCACTAGAACAAGAACGCTGGCTGTAGAAGAACTACAAAAGACTTATCCTGCAACATTCGGCAATCTAACCAAACAGGCAATTCTTGAAGGGCAATTAGGGGACGCAGTAAACCAAACAACATTTTTAGCTGTTGCTGCTATAATTGAGCCTATTGCTATTGCCTTGTCTAGTTTTGCCTGACGTTCTTTTAGGTCGGCTACTTTCTTTTCATAAGCTTCTTTTTGCGCCAGTTCTTTAGCTTGTAGCTCCTTAATTCGGGCAGACTTCTTATCTTCTGCAAGTGTTGAATTTTGGATATCTTCAATGTCTTTCTGCGAAGTCTTTTCCTGCTCCGTTCTTTCAATTCCTAATGCCTCAATCTTTCTATCGCTTTGCCCTTGTAATAAGGTAAAAATGAAGGTGGTAAGCTCTTGCTGTATCTTTTTGATGTATTCGGCTTGCTTCTTAGCGTCTTCACGTTCCTGTTTATCTGCGTCCGATTTATTCTTTTTGTTTATTTCATCGAACCTGTCACGAATCTTCTGACGCTCCAACAATTCCGCTTCCTCTGCTGCGGTTTCTTTTTCTAGTTGGTCAATACGTAAATCGGTGTATTTCTCAATAACCTTTTGCTTATTTTCTTCTGAAAGTCCGATTTCATCAAGCGTCTTCTCTAATGCATCGCCCTGAAGCCTTGCTATTTCGGCTTCTGAATTTTTAACGATTACTTGTTTTTGCTTTTCGTAATCAGATACGGTTATTACGCCCGCTTCTAATTTTGAGCGCAAATCATCCAAAGACTTTTGACGGGTTAATTTTACTTCTGCCTCAATGTCATTTAGCTGATTAAATATTTGGGTTACTATATCCGTCCCAATCATTGAGGTGTCGTCTTTTGCCTCTTTAATTTTCTTCTCTTTTTTGGGCTTGTTTGGTGTCTTATCATTAAATAACAAGTCGCCAGCTTTTGCTGCGCTTTCCTGTGCATCTTTCAGGAATCCTAATGCCTCTGATTGCGCCTGTACTCTTAACGCTTGAATCTTTGCCAGCCCTTCAATTGCATTATCCCTTTTTGACGATGTTAAAGACAACAATATCCCAGCATCTTTAATGTTTGCTGCGTTACCGAATTTAATTGCGGAATTCTGCTTAATTACGGCTTCTGTATATGCTTTTTGCGTTTCTGCTAGCTCTTTTGTAGCGGCTGTTTCTGCAATTTTTAAATCATAGTTTTTTTCAGATGCAGCTGCAAATTTCTTTTCTGCTGCCTGTGCTGCTGCCCTATCCAATAAAGCCTGTGTTGTTTGATTTACTGCGTCCCCTAGTTGCCCTTCAAGAATTGCCTGTTTAGTTAGATTACCGAATGTAGCAGGATAGGTTTTCTGTAATTCTTCAACTGCCAATGTCCGTGTCCGTGTAGATTGCTCATTATCCTTAGCCAATGAAGTAAGAATGTTTAACCTTGCTATTTGCTGCTGTGCTGCGCTTCGTTCTGTCTCGTCTGCCGTATTTAGGGCATCGGTATATTTTTTAATAGACTTCTCCGCAGATTCAGCAGCCTTATCTTGTTTAGAAAAATACTCTACCATTTTAAGCCCAACAACAACGCCAACGCTCACCAATGTATTCAAGCTTAAAAATGCGCTTCCTAATTGCTTTAATGCTGATGTGGCACGAACAATGTTAA